ATATAGTAAATCAATGGATATATTGAGAAGTAATAACAGTAGTGATACTGAGGGATTATGTGTGATAAGCGTTTCTAATAGACAGGTGTTGCTTAATGTAAGGGGAAAGCCTGATGCAATAGGTGTTGAACTAAATAAGAAGCAAATGTCTATAATAAATAAGCACAAAAATGATATAATAGGAATACATAATCATCCAACAAATTTATTACCTAATGGAAGTGATTTTGTTGCTGCTGGGGCAAGAGGATATCAATATGGAATAGTAGTAACACATGATGGAAGAATATATAAATATTCCGTAGGAGATAAACCATTTTTACCTTATTTGTTAGATAACAGGATTGACAAGTATTGTTCAAAAGAATACAATTTAAATATTAAAGAAGCTTACGAAAAAGCACTTAATGAGTTTAGAAAGGAGTATGGTATATCATGGCAGGAAATAGAATAAGATGTTATTTGGATGTTGTGATACATCATCCGGATTGGACAATAGAAGATTTTGAAAAAGAAGAAGAAAGGCTTAAAGAAGAAAGTGATAAACTTACGGATTGGCCAGAAATAAAATAATCAGTTTTGTAGCCACCAGTCGCAAGATTGGTGGTATTTTTATACCCAATTTTAAGAAAGTGAGGATTTAGAAATGAAGGATTATATTGGAGTAAAAGTGGTGGCAGCAGAGCCAATGAGCAGAGGAGAATACAATGCATACAGAGGATGGAAGATACCAAGTGACGAGAATCCAGAAGATGAAGGCTATCATATAAGATATCCTGATGGATATGAAAGCTGGTGCCCTAAAAAACAATTTAATGAAGCGTATAGAAAATGTGACAATATGACATTTGGAATTGCTATTGAGGCCATGAAAAAAGGTAATAAGGTAGCAAGAAGAGGTTGGAACGGAAAAGGAATGTTTGTTGTATATCAGAAAGCATATCCGAATGGAATCCCCTGCAATAAGCAAACAGCGGAAGCATGGGGGTTAAACGAAGGCGATTTGTTTATATGTAACCCATATTTTCAGATAAAAAATGTGGATGGTTCACATTCAATGTGGGTTCCAAGTATTAACGATTGTCTCGCTGAAGATTGGATTATAGTAGAATAGTCCAAAGTTGCACCAGTGCAACACAATTTAATATTAGTTATTAAGCACACATGGCAAATAAGCTGTGTGTGCCTATTTTTTTTATGCCCAAAACTTAATGGCACTAAACTTTAGGGAAATGGGAAATGCCGACGGGCGGTAAACGGAAGAAAGGAGATAGAGTGATGAGAAAGACATTACCTATGAATTTACAGTTCTTCGCAGAGGGCGGAGATGGTAACGGCGACCAGAACGCTGGAAGTAACAATAATGGACAGGCAGGACAGCAGAGTGGTCAGAATAATCAGCAGACAGCTGGTGTTGATTATGACAAGATACAGGCAATGCTGGATAATGCAACGGCCAAGAAAGAGAATGCTGTGCTTAAAAGCTATTTTCAGCAGCAGGGATTATCAGAAGATGAGATAAGTCAGGCTATTGCAACATTTAAGCAGAATAAGCAGCAGCAGACAGAACAGCAGCAGAACGCTAATGCTAATCTTCAGAATGAAGTGGCAGCTGCACAGAAGGTTGCTGAACAGGCTCAGATTGAGCTTGCAGCTACAAAGGTAGCAATGACACTTGGTATAGAAGCTAAGACACTTCCCTATGTGCTTAAGATGGCTGATTTCAGCAAGGTAAAGGGTGTTGATGGAAAGGTGTCTGAAGATAATATCAAAGCTTCACTTGAGCAGGTACTTAAAGATGTACCAGCACTTAAGCCAAGTATGGAGAACAATGCTGGCTTCCAGATTGGTGCTCCTGGTAACAATGGAAATGGCAATCCGGGTAATGATGATGCAATAAGAAAGTTATTCGGATTAAAGCCAAAGCAGTAAAGAAAGGAATAGGATTATATGAATAATATCGAATTATCTACAATATACCTTCCAATACTTGATGAGGTGTATAAGGAAGGTTCAAAGACCTCAGTATTAGATGGTGATGAAACAACAGTAAGAAAAGGCAATAACGGTGAAATCAAGATTGCGAAGCTTGATATGGATGCACTTGGTGATTTTGATAGAAAGTCAGGTTACACAAAGGGTTCAACTTCACTTACATGGGAAACAGTTAAGTACGATAAGGAACGTTCACAGGATTTAAGAATCGACCGTCTTGATAATGATGAAACACTTGCACAGCCATTTGCCAAGTTATCAAGTGAATTCTTAAGAACAAAGGTTATTCCGGAAACAGATGCCGCACGTATTGCTAAAATCTGTGGAACTAAGGATATAACAGTAAAGGAAGAGAATATTGAAACAGGAGCTGAATTAATAACAGCGTTAAGAGCTTGTGCTAATAAGATGGATGAGGATGAAGTTCCTATGGAATCACGTATTTTATTCATCACACCTACATTAGCTTCTCTTGCGGACGATATGGATACAACTAAATCAAGAGAAGTACTTAAGAGATTTTCTCAGATCATACCAGTTCCACAGTCACGT